ACTATTACCACAACGGAAGTTGTTAACGGCACTTGGAAAAGAGAAAAAATGGATTCCAGAGATTTATTAGGGGGCGTAGTAGAAATACAATCAACTTTTGCTAACTTCTTGGATTATTGGCCTGAGTACTCTAAAGTTAGGGCTGCTTATTCAAACGTGTTGGAAATGACAACAACTCTTCCATACAGAGTAGGAGATGAAGTTTTTGTTAGGGATAATGCTTTTGTTGCCACGATTCAAGCAATCGAAGAAGAGAGATTTATTTTCACTAACACAGCCCTAACCCTTGGGCAGGGCGATCACTTACTAATAAAAAATGCAGATGCGGATGATGAGGCATATGTAGAAGATAATTTTAAAATTGATTCTCTACAAAATCTAGATGAAAGAGTAGCCTCATTTAGTTTAACTAGTTGGTTGCAATTTTTTAAGTTAATTTTGCCTCGTAGAAAATATTATAAAAATACTTGTCAGTGGATATATAAAGGTGAAGAGTGCCAATACCCAGGTCCTGCGGGCGGGACTATACCTGGTACTGCTCTAACCGCAAATACGAATCCAATCGCTGCCAATAACCAAACAGCAGGTAGTATTGGAGAAGATGAGTGTGGAAAAAGTTTTGAATCTTGTCAGATTAGAAACAATACTATACACTTTGGAGGATTTCCTGGAACAGGCAGGACTATTCCTAAATAATGACCGATTACATAAAATATTTAGGAATAAAACACGATTATCAAAATATAAATTGTATTACATTAATTGAAAAGATATATAAAGAAGAATTAAATTCTGAGGTTTTTCAAAGTTTATGGACTCATTTAAACTTATTAGAAGGAAAACCTATAGAGGGTAGTCGCTGGAAGTTTAAAATAACTTTAAAAAAAATAGAAGAGTGGGTTGACTTAAACGCAATAAAAGTTGATTTGACAAAAATAAAAGAATATGATGTAATATTATTTAAGTCAAAAAAGAATAGACCAATTCATTTTGGCATGTATACAACAAATAATAATTTTATACATGTGGAGGAAGAAACTAGTTCTAGAATAACTGCCTTAAACCAAGAGTGGAGAGATAAAATACACTTTATTTTAAGACGTAAAGAGGGGTAAAATGTGGTATGATAAATATGCAGGGTTTCCTTATAAACATTTAGGAAATGACCCTGAAAAAGGAATAGACTGTTTAAACCTAATTAGATTAGTATATAGAGAACAAAAAAACATTGTGATTCCTTATTCAACTCAAGATTTCTGTAATATTATAGACCAAGACTGGTATAATAAAATAGAAACTAACCCCTTTACCGAGTTTAGAAATACTAGGCTAGGATGGAAAGAAATAACATTAAATGAAGTTGATACTTTTGATGTAGCCATTATGAGTATCGGCTCTACTAATAAAATAAATCACTGCGCCTTGTTAGTAGAAAAAAATAAACTTTTACAAACTATGATAGATAGAAAATCGTGGATTTCTCCATACGGAAAATATTATAAACAATATACTTTAGGAGTCTTTAGATGGGAAGGGGTGTCAGATGACTTTATTTTCAAAATTAATTAGTGATATGGGAAAACATGCGCAAGCGGAGTATCCTAGAGAGTGTTGTGGACTAATTACAAAAGATTTTAAGTATGTAGCATGTGAAAATATAAGCCCCTTTCCTAAAGATAGTTTTGTTGTTGACCCAGAAAGTCTTTTTGAACATGAAGATAATTGTTGGGGCATATTTCACTCACATCCAGGGGAAGAAAACCCTCTTCCTAGTGAAGAAGATAAAAAAGGAGCAGTTTTTGAAGAGTTTAAGTTTATCGTCGGTTTTAATAATAAATTTTATATCTACTGGTTAGATAAAAATATAGACGCGCTTAAATTCGATGAGTTTACTGAAAAACATCTAGTATGAAAATAACATTAACTTTTCATAATTCTTTGTTAAAATATACAACTGGAATCAAAACTCATACTGTTGTGTGTGATGATTTTGATTCTTTAATTTCTGCTGTGTGTAATCTTTTTCCCAAGTTTGGAGAGTATATTAAAAAAATTCAAACTGAAAACATTTCTGAGAATCTTTGTTTGTTAGATAAGGATAAAAAACTTATAAAAAGTGAAATTTATCAATATAATAAACTTAGGGCTAACCACGAAGAGATATATATTAGTCCTGTTCTTGGGGGTGCTGGAGGTAAAAAAGGAAGTTTTATACAAATAGCTATTGGAATTGCGTTAATTGCAGCTCCTTTTGCTTTTCCTGCTCTTGGTGCAACAAAATTATTTGGAACTACGCTAGGAAAACTAGCGTTTTCTACTGGACTAAATATGGTATTGAGCGGAGTCATGGGGTTATTTACAAAAACACCTAAACCTCCTGAGAAACAAACTCCTGATGTTCAAGAAAGGGTGGATAATAATTTATTTAACGGATTAACAAACACTACCTCTAGTAACAACAATGTGCCTATAATTTATGGACAGGTGCGATCTGCAGGACAATTAGTGAGCGGGTATATAAAAACCACTAATCATGGAAAAGGGGCTCTGATTAAGGTATCAGAACAATTTGCCGCATGATTACTTTATTTATACACCAAAACGCCACAAAATATTTTAAAAATGAGAAAGAACTAAAAGTGGAAGTAAAAGACTATTATTCTTTAATGAGCTTTTTAGTAAATTCTTTTCCAAAATTTGCAGAGTTTATTAAACAAAGTAAAAATAATTTAACTACTGATTTTTTTATCTTAAATGAAAACAAAAAAAGAGTAGATTTGTCAGAGGTGCAAGCTAACAAAAAGTTAAAAGATGAAGTTTATTATTTAGTTCCCTCTATTGTGGGCGGTGGTAGAGGAGGCGTTATGGTAGCTATAGGAATAGCAATTGTAGCTGTTGCTGTGATAGCTAGTGGTGGTTTAGCTGCTGGGGGCCTAGCAGGCTTAGGTAAAGCTATGGGAGCAACTGCTTTTTCGATAGGTAGTGTAGGTATTAGTTTTACACAAATAGCTATGTTTGGCGCATCAATCGCATTACAAGGAATAATGGCAATGGTACAATCCGCACCTAAAAGTAACTCTAATAATAGAACTTTTACAGACGATGGTTCAAGAACAGAAAACAATTTATTCACAGGACTAACTTCCACTGTTAGCACAGGAACCCCTGTAGGAATGAGATATGGTATGACTAGAATTGGTGGACATTTAGTATCTGGATATGTTAAAACATTTAATCACGGAAAAAACGATCTAATAAAAGTTTCGGAGCAATTTGCAGCATGAGTGTTTATAAAAAATATGTTAACGTACAGGGAGGTCAAACTCCTTTTATTTCAGGAAGCAAAGGTGGCTGTTTTCCTGCAGGCTCTCTAGTATCTACGACTAGGGGCGAAATTCCTATTGAAGACATAAAAATTAATGATAAGGTTTATTGCTTTGATGAGAATGATAAACGTTGGGTATCTTTTGTAGAAAAAACTTGGGAGCATGTTCCCTCTGAAACTGTGGGTTATATTTTAACTATCACCCACGAAAAAGGTGTGTTGAGAGTTACAGATAATCATTATTTATATGATGAGAGTAATGAATATAAAGAAGCTAAAGATTGGGCAGTCGGAGAATATTTAACTTTAGAAGATAATGATTTTAGTAAGATTTTATCAATTGAAAGTGAGGATTACTTAGAGGAAACAGTTTATAATTTAACTGTTAATACTTATCACAACTATATTTGTCAAGGAATCAGATTATCTAATAAAGGTGGTGGCGGAAAAGGCGGAGGCGGAGCAGCCCCGGCAGCCCGTGAAGATCCAAACACTTTGTTTTCTACTGATATTTTGTTTTTAACTGTTGCATTAGGTGAGGGACCTATTTATAGAATTAATCCTAATGGTCCTCAAGATATAGAAATTAATGAAGGAGTTGCAGATGACTTAATTAATATTGAAGGTGATGGGACAGAGAATAATGAAGTATTTAAAACTTTAACAACTACAGGAACATTAACTCAGGGTGCTATGGAGGTCTTTGGTGCTGAAACAGTTACTCCTCAAAATTTAAATAATGCTGTTGGACTAAAAAATGGTAATGTTGAGGGCATTCCAAAAGCTTCAGTCACATTACAAAGTACTAGTGCAAAAGACTGGGACGCTTTACGATTTAATTTTGTTATTCAAGGACTACAAAAATCTGATGCAAACGGTAATGTATCTGGTACTAGTGTGAGTATAAAAATTAC